TCATTTCGCGTCAGCTTCCTCTTTCACCGGTTCGCTGAGAGCCTGCCGTACGGCGTAGAGCACTGACGGTTCCCACCTATCGTGCACCCGGTTCTCGATCAGGACGATATCGTCATTGTCGAGGTGGGCCAAGCCGTCGAGCCCGATCAGGTCGAGCAGCTCGCCCCTGCGCTCCAGTTCCTTCCGATCGGTGCTTGCACGCGGGCGGCCGGCACCGTCTGTCACCGTAGAGCCCACACCGCGAGTGACATCGTTCAATGCCTCGCGGACGACGAAGCGGATATCGAGCTCCACCAGTCCATCCGGCCCTTCGCGCAGCTTGGGTTCGCCATCGATGTCGAGGACCGGCCGGTCGAGGTCGTACGGCTTCGCACCAGATGCCGGCTTGGGCGTGTCCGACACCAGATCCAGTTCCTTGAGGATAGCCCGGATCGCGATCGGCGAGAGCGCGAGGTAGACGGCCTTTTCGATCAGCGCCACGTCTTCCTTGTCGAGCTCGACCGGATCGGTTCCCCCGAGCGAAGCATATAGCGCACCCCGGCGAAGGCTTGCCCCCTTGGAGTCCGCCGATTTGTCGAGCGCATAGGCGACGAGATAGCGAAGGGTCAGCGGGACTATCTTCTGCTTCTCCGGCGGGAGCGGCTTGCCGTCTTCGCCGAGCGCCACGCCGACCTGCCGCTCCAGCGGCTGATCGTCGAGGCCGCGCAGTCCCCTGATGAAGTCGACGCGCAGTGTCTTGTCCTTCTTCGCACGATTGCGCGGGGCGGTTTTGGAGCGGGCCTTGGTAGTCATGTCGATTGCCTTTCGTGAAGGATGAGGGGGCGGTTACGCGGCGTCGAGCAGCGCCAGCAGCTCGGTCGCATTGTCGGAGAGGTCCTTGAGGTTGGTCAGATCCGCTTGGGCGAAGCTCACCCCGCAAACCGAGAGGGTCGTATGCGAGGCGTTGCCCAGGACGATCTCGTTGTCGTTCGCAGCGTCGGTATCGGTGCCGATGACGATGGCGTTCGCGATGTCCGGCTTCTGGCTTTCACCAGCACCCGCACCGGAGCCAATGAAGATGCTGCCAGTGCCGAGGGTGACCGCGCTGCCCGCAAGATCACCCATCGCCACGATGTCGCTGCCGACCGCCTGCATGATCGCGCGCTGGCCGATGCCAACCACCCGATCGCCGGCCGTGACCGCGCCAAGGTTGGCCTCGATGTCGACGCCGGCCGCGTCGGGGAAGCCACCTGCCCATTCGCCGATCAGGATAACGTGATCGCCGTTCTTGCGGTGCCGGGCAGCGGCACGGCCCTGGATGACCACCCCGTCGCCGGTCTGCATCAGCTCGGCAACCACATAGCCGCCGAAGACGCCGCCATCGCCCTGGTACTGCCAGGCCGCGCTGTCACCGAAGGCGGACACGTTGTTGCTGGTGACGCCGTGCTGTTGCGCACGGTAGCCCGCAATCGTGAAGCCGACGCCATGCTGGCGCTCGTTGAGCGCCAGAACGCCAAGGACCACGCTGTCCTTGATGTCGATGCTCTCCTCCATGGCGCGGCTGCCCGCCGCGACAACGCCGTTCGAACCTTGGTGATTGGCCAGGCACAGGTCACCGATGCCGATAATGTTGGTCGACGCCGTGGATAGCCAAAGGACGCCTTCACCGATGCCGAGGCAACCTTGATTGGCCGCATTGTTGTTGCCGGCATTGCCCGCATACCAGCTGCGCGAGGCCGGCACGCCGCGCATCGCGATCATATTGAACGCGCGGATCTCGGTGACCTGATTGTCGCCTAGCGCCACCTGATTTTCGTTGGTGCAGAGTGCCAGCGCGCCGACGGCGGTCATGTTGTTGTAGCCCGCATCGCGCGCGGCGGCGGAGATATCGGCTCCCCAGCCCAGCGCCGTGACCGCATCGTTGACGGTGGCGGTGACACCGGCCCCCGCACCCAGCCCGGCAAAGCGGACGCCGGTCGTCAGGTTCCCGCCGACATTGAAACCCAGTCCGGCGAATTCGTTGCCCTGATAATACTGCGCGCCATATGCCCCCACGATCGCATTGCGGGACGAGACAGTGATGACGTTGCCCTGCGTCAGATAGCCAAGGCGGACGCTGAAATCGCCGCCCGTGATCAGCAGGCCAGCGCTATGCGCGGCGTTTAGGTTATATTCCCCGTTCAGGTTGCCACGGCCTGCGCCCCGGCCGAAGTCCGTATTGCCGATCCCGGCGAGGAGATCGCGCGCCGCGTGATAAGCGAAGCCCGTATTTCCGCTGCCCGATACCGATCCATTGCCCGCGCCCGCTGCGAAGGCGTTGTCATTGACATCGAGCGAAACCAGCCCGGCGATCGACTGCGCCCATTCCTTGGCGCTCTTCGTCCCCGCCCCGCCCGGTTCGGTGCCCTGCGCCCACGCCTCGGCCTCGTCGACAAGAGGCTGCACCACCAGCGCCACGCCCTGGTAGAAGCCGGTCGCAAGCCGCGCCGCGCCGTCGACATACTCGTAGACACCATTGGCCGGATCGTCGTCCGCCCCATTGTTGTCGTTGACGTAGACCAGGCGGTTCTGGTTGGCGGCCGTTGCGAAGAAGCTGTCGCGGGCGCTCACATCGGCAACGGCAGTCAGCCCGGCCTGTGCGGCGCTGATCGCGTTGTCGACCGTCTGAAACAGCTCTCTGATATCGCTCTTCGTCGGCGCATGCAGGCCGCTCGCCTGCACCCCATCGGTAGTGAAGTCCCGGTAGACCTGTTGCGCATGCTGGTAGACCGCACCCATCGTCTCGCTCCCTAGGTAATCGTTGCCGCGACCGGGCCGGTGACGCCCGATCCGTTGTCATCGCTGTCGAAGGCCTGCGCCCAGTAATATCGCGTGCCGGCGGAGAGCCCTGTCTCCTGCCGCGTCACCTGCGTTCCGGGTGCGCCCGTGATGTCGGTGCCCACCTGCACCGCGTCCCCGAAATCGGACGTGTCGGAGCCGAACAGCCGGGCGTAATCGAGCGCGCTGCTGGTCGGCATGCTGAAGCTGATATCGGCAAGGCCACTACCCCCGCTCGCGGCGAGCGAGGTGGGCGCGCCCAGAAAGACGCCAGCGATCGGCGTGATGGTCGCAACGGGGCTCCAGTTGCCGGATCGGCCGGTGAACGTTCGCGCCCGCACGCGGACCTCGTACTCGACACCACTGCTGACCGGGCCTGTGCGCGCGGAAGGGGGCGAGGCATCCGGGTCGATCGACATCGGGTACCAGGTGCTGCCGCCGCTCTCGCGATAGGTGGCGTCATAAAGCAGGCCGATCCGCTCGACCGCAGTCCACGTCGCCTCGATCGCAACGCCGATGGTTTCTCCGAACTGAACCGATATCGTCGAGAGAGTGAGGCCCTCGACAGCGGAGATCGTCGGCGCAGTTCCGGTGCCCGTGTCGGCAACAGGTGGCGTGCCTTCCTCCAGCGCCGCGTCGAAGCTCCAGTCGCCGGGCTCGACCTGCGTCAGCGCAGTCTCGATGCGCAGATTGATCAGGTCGAGCTTGGGCGCGCCGATCTTGACCCACATGCTCAGGCCCAGCTTGGCGCTTTCGAACCGCGCGAATCGTCGACCCAAGCAATCGATGCCGAGCAGGTTGAGCATCGCATTGAAGCGCCAGCGGTCGGGGTTCAGCTCGGCCAGCGCGAGCTTGCCGATCCGCGCGGCCTGATTGTGATGCGGCGCGTAATAGGCCTGGATCGCCTGCGCTTCGCCGTCGTCGTCCGCCTCCAGCGATCCGAAGGTCGCGCTCTCCTGCTCGCGGTAGCCGATCGAGGCCTCGGTATAGAGCACCTTGACCGCGCGGGTGACCTGATAGGCCTCCGGGCCCTGCGCTGCGGTCAGCGACAGAATGTGGTCATCGGTGATCACGAGGTCGGGCTCGACCCAGCGCCCGCACATCACGTTGAACTTGCCCTCGGCGTCCTGCCAGAAGAAGCCGTCTGCCGCGAGGCGCATGGCCTCGAGGATGTCCGCCCGCTTCTCATTCGCCAGCTTGTAGCTCGCCCAGATGCGCCAGCGGGCGATCGTTTCAGCCGAGGCGGTCGAAACGGTCTGGTCGCAGATATCCGCTTCCGCCGCGATATTGGCCCAGTTCACATCGGCATAGCCGCCGCCGAACCCGTCCGGGTGCGCAAAATAGTCCGCCGTCACCAGCGCCCAGTTGTCGTTCCACGGCCATGTCAGCGGATCATCGAGGCGGACCGAGCCCGAGCCGTAGGCCGGCTCGCCCGCTTCGTCGGTCCCGATCACCATCGTGTCGTCCAGACGCGGATCGTACAGGCCAACGCCTTTACGCACCTGCGTATAGGCGGGCTCGCGCCCGTTATAGACCTCGCTGAACTGCTCGGCCTCCACCGCCCGGCCGATGATCGCCGCATGCGGGCAGCCACGCTGGCGATGCGCGGCGGTCCATTCGGGGAAGAACGCGGTCAGCTCGGCGATCGCCATCTGGTCGGCCGCGCCCGATCGCGTGTGGATGCTCACCGCACCGTGGAAGCTTGCCTCGGTCACGAAGCCACCGGCATCGAGCGTCACCGGCTTGTCGTTGATTCGATGCTCGATGACATCGTTCTCCCGGCCGAGGCCGAGCGTGATGACCTGGCCGATGGTCCCGTTGCGGCTCTCACGGAAGGTGCGTTGCCCGCCGGTGTGGACGATGCCGTAATTGCGGCGGTGAGAACCGACCGGATCGTCCGAGATGCTCTGGCCATCGCTGGGCGCGGGGCGACCGGGGCCGAACAGCGCACCGATCAGGGCGTTGGCGCCGATCGAGAAACCAACGCTGATCGCGCCGGCCAGCACATAGGCACCCACCACCGCGAGAGTGCCGCTCGCGCCAGCCGAAGCCAGCAGCACGGTTGCCCAGGTCAGGACCGAAGGCATGGTGCCCTCCAGACCATCTCTGCCGTCACCGGCAGGCTCACGAACCCGCGCGGCCGGCGCGCGACCCACGACGGCAGCGACGGGCCGACCTGCGGCGCGGCGCAAATGCACGCTGTCAGACCATCGGGGAGTTGGACGAGCCCGACGTCGCCTCGACGCTCTTTGTCCACCCGTACCCAGCCAAGCCCCTCGATAACTGACATACACGCGCCCAGCATTGGCCCGTCGATCTTCAGGGCCTGGAACAGCTGGCGCGGATCGGGATGGGCCCGCCGGCCGGTCACCGCCTCGGCATAATCGAGTACGGAAAACGCGCAGTTCGCGCTCTGGATGCGGAACGGCTCGCGCGCCCAGCGCCGGAACGTGGCCGACAGCGCCTGCTCCATCGGCACGGGCTCGCTCAGTAGTCCGGCCATGTCAGCACCTTGTTGCGAAGGGTCGCGGCGAACTGGAACCCCTTGTCGCCGGGGAAGCGGCCCTGCTGGTCGGAGTCCGTGCACAGCGCGAAGTTGGGGCGGCTGCGCGAGGTAAAGATGCTCTCCAGCGTGACGCTGACCGTCGACTCCTCCGGCTCCTCGTCGTCGCCGCGATCGAAGGTAAAGCCGGGCCGCAACATGCGCCCCGCCCAGATGGGGAACGGGTTGTCGAGGCACCGCTGGTTGTCGGGGTCTTCCGGATCGTCGACCCCGAAGAACTGCAGCCACACCCGGACAAGGCGGTTCCTCGCCTCGGTCGCGAAGTCGTCGCGGGCCATCTTGATCACCTCGGGCGTCACGCCCGACAGGGTCATCGTCGCCTCGGGCGCGCGGCCATCGGTGGCCTGCTGCAGCCCGGTGATCGAGCCGAATGTGCCCAGGCCATGCCAGCGATTGTCATCGTTGGTCTCGAGCACGTCGAGACCGCCCCACAGACGCCAAGTCTCCGACGCGAAGTGCATCGAAACGAGCGTCGCGGCCTGCACCTTGCGGCCCGCGAGATAGTGCCGGATCGTCTCAGGAAAGAGGCTCATCGAACCTCTCCACCAGCTCCAGCGACGGCCCGCCGTAACGTCCGGTCTTCAGCGACAGTTCGCCCGCGTTGTCGTCGGTCAGCCCCACCCGCATCACCGGGCGAAGCTTCACCGCCTCGCCCGTGTAGGCCTTGCGCATGGTCGGCGTGGTCCGGATCGTCGCGACCGTGCCGTCCCACCATACGCCGGTCGCGAGATAGCAGTGCTCGCCCAGCCCGAAATAGAGGCCCGCCTGCAGCAGTTGGCCATAGCTGCCGAAGTCGGCCGCGATATTGCGCTGGCCCTGTACGGTGGTGGTGGTGACCCCGCTGAGATCGTCGGTGACGTAGAGCGTGCCATCGGAAAAGGCGCTGCCGTCCGAATGGCTCACGCTGCCCGCACCGATCGCCGGGTCGTTGGCGCGGAACCACAAATCGAACAGCGGGATGCGCGCGATATTGGTCCGGCCTTCGAACAGGCCGATCGCCGCGCGCCAAGCGAGCACCTCGTCGCCGAACAGGTTGCCGAACTCCATCCGCAGCCGGAATGGCGGCCGGATCGCAGGCACGGCCTGGGTGAACCCGGAAAGGCTGGTCGACAGGCCCGACGTCTTGCTCGGTGGCAGGATCGACAGCTGCTGGGGGACGAGGTTGGCTGGCCAGTCGAAGATCATCGCGACCTCGCGACATGGGCATCGATCCGGTTGGGCAGTTCGCTATCGAAACGTCCGATCATTGAACCGGAGACGCTCTGCGCGATCGCGCGCATTTCGCGCAGATGCTCTTCCTGAGTGATCGCCCCCCGCAGGTCGAAATATATCGATGCAGCCGCGTTCCCGCGTCCTCCACCGGCAGGATTGTCGTTGGACGGCGGCTCGATCCGGCCCGGGCCCACCGGCAGGAAGAACCCCGGCGCCGTGCTCCGCTCGTTGACCGCGTAGATCTGGCCGGGCGACACCGGGCCGCCGCTCGCGCGCCCGCCGCCGAAGCCGATCGCGCCCAGCAGGCTGCCGATCAGACCGCCCGCACCGCCGCCGCCACCGAAGATCCCCGCCAGTGGCCCTTCGCCCAGCAGGTTGGCCTGCAGGAACGCGTCGGCAATCGACAATGCCAACCGTTTCATCACGCCGCTGGCACCTTCGCCGTAGATCGCGATCTGCGACAGCGCGCCCGCAGCCGATCGGCCGAGGTGGCGATAGCTCTCGGCATTGCGCTCGGCTGCCTCGGCCTGCTCGCGGTGAACCTCGCTCGCATCGCCGATCTGGATTTCGAGCGCGTTCATGATTTGCAGCGCGTCGATCTTTCCCAGCAGGGAGGCGATCTCGTCCTGCATGCCGCTGGCTTTCGCCTGAGACAGCTGGGCCAGCAGCGCATCCATCTGCGCCTGCTGCTCAAGCTTCAGGATCAGCCGCTCGCGCGCCCATCCGACCAGCCCAATCGCCTGCGCCTCGCGCTCCAGTGAGGCGATGGAGGTCTCGATGCCCTTGGTCTCGTCGCGGATCGCGCCGGCGCGCTGGCGGCTCTCCTCCAGCACGATCGCCTTCTCGCGCTTCTGGTTGAGATCGTCGATCGATGCGCGCTGGTCATCGGTGACAGCGGCTTCCTTGGCACGCTGGATTTCCAGCTGGCGCAGGGCCTTTTCGTCCAGCCCGATCGCCTCGATCTCGTCCTGAAGGCTGGCAATATACTGTTTCGTATTATCGTTGGCCGCTTCGAGGGCTCGCGCTTCCTCGGATATCCTGCCGGAGGTGCCTGCGCTGCCGGTCTCCCTGCTGACCGAAGGGCGCGCTGATACGTCGCGCCCAACCGGCTTCTCGTCTTCCTTCTCCTGCATACGGCGCAGGGCGTCACGGCCGATATCGATCCGGCCCTGAAGCTCGACGAGGTCCCATTGAAGCTGACGCTCTTCTTCGGATCGCTGGCGGCGGATGGCAGCCCGGCGTGCTTGGGAGCGTTCGTCACCAAACCCGCCCCCTTCCGGCAAGCCAGGCCGATCTTGCATTTCGCCCAAGCGGCGCTGCATCTTGTCTCGCTCGATCTCGGCAAGAATGATGTCGCCCTCGAGCGAGGTCTGCCGTTGGCCGTCCAGACGTTGGAGAGCGGCTACGGCCCGATCAGCGTCAGTCTCCATATCGCGGAGGCTCTGAGCGACGGTGTCGATCGCCTTGTCGCTTTCAAAAAGCTTACTGATGAACGGCGTTAACGCCGTCACGGCAGCCATGATCCCCAGCCCCCATGGTCCACCGAGGAAGCCGATGAGACCGCCAGCTCCGCCACGCATCAAGCCAATAGCCTGGACAACCTGTGTGCCTTGGCTGGCGAAGATCTGCATCGGGCGAGCGCCCATCGAGAACATCGTCGCCATATCGCCGACCTGAAACGCCAGCTGCTGTGCACCAGCCCGCTGCGCATTGGTCATTTCCGTCGTGGCGTTCAGGTTCTGCGAATGCTTGGTTAGCTCAGCGGACGACCGCCTATATTCGGCCTGAACAAGCCCGAGCGCCGTCTTCGTCTCAAGGATTTCCCGGTTGTAGTCTTCCTGGGTGATCTTGCCCGCAGCAAAGGCAGCCCGACTTTGGTCAATTTCCCGTTTGGCAGCCGCCTGCGCATTGGCGAGCAACTTGATCGTGGCGTCCGTGCGTTCGTAAGCGGCATTGTATTCGAGAGCCTGCTTTTCGCCTCTTTCGAGAGCGGCATCCATCTCGGCCAGAGCACGCTTCGCGCCCTCGCTGTCACCGGCAATCATGAGGGCCGTGCGCAGCGTCATCGGCTCAGCTCCGCAGCCGCCCGTTGAGCGCGCGATAGGCAGCGTGCTCCATCACCTGCAGGCCCTGCCACCCGGCAGGATCGAGCGTCAGCCCGGCGCGGCGCAGGCCGACATCCACGGCGGTGTAGTCGAGCCCGACATAGAGCACCGCGCCCTCGCCCAGCGCCTCGGTCCGCCACTGGCTGGCGACCGCTGCAAAGGCCATCACGATGTCCCAGTTCTCCGGCCATATGCCTAGCGTGCCGTCCTCTTGCTTCAGCTCGGCCGCACCTTCGATCTGCGCGACCAGTTCTTCCGGCAGGCCGAGCGTGCGGGCGTCTTCCGCCGCTTCGTCGAAGCCTGCCGAGACCCCGACGATCGCACGCGCGGCTGCCTCTAGTTTCCCAGCTTCGCGCCGCGCACTTCCTCGAAATACGTCCGCGCAAGTGCGCCGCGCGCCCAGGGCAGGCGGATGACCTGCTCGCGAACCTCGTCCGAGTAATCGACCGGCTTGCCCTGCGCGTCGCCGATATCGTCGAGCCGGACGATCACGCGCCGCAGGAACTCGCTCGCCCCTTCGGTGCTCAGCAGGTTGAACTCGTCCGCCTCCTCGGGCGGGATCGAGCGGAAGGTGGCCTTGAAGGTTTCGGCCACCTGCCCGTCGCCATCGGGGACGTGCGCGGTGACCTTGCGGGTGAAGGTGACGGATTCGACGATCTTGAACATGATGCTGAAGCCTTTCTGAGGGGTGTCTCAGGGGCCCCTCAGCTGCCCCTGAGACTTCGGTGATCAGGTGAAGGTGAGGGTCCACTGGTCGTCGCCCTCGTCGGGCAGCGGGGTGATCGCCAGCGGCCATTCGAGGATGTTCTGCGACTGCTGGTAGCTGGGCAGACGGCCGAGCGAGCAGGTCGGCGCGCTGAGCGTGGCCGTCAGCCCGGCTTGCGTCCCGTGCACCAGCACCAGCGCCTGCCGGGTACGCGCCTGCGAGATCGCGAAGGGGTTGTAGGTCGCCAGCGGCACCGCCTCGACGCGCGCCTCGATGCTTTCCGCCTTGTCGACGATCAGCATCTCCTCGCGCCCGACCAGCAGGCGCTGCTGCACGTCGTTGCCCAGGTTGAAGCTGAACTGGCTCAGCACCAGCGCCTGGCCGCCCAGCGTGAAGGTCGGCGTATTGGCCTTGGTCGCGATCTTGGGGATCTGGAACGCGGTATAATCCGGCGTCGGCCGCGCCGCATCGGCGGGCGCCTCGAACAGCCCCATCAGCGTGTAGCGCAGCACCGGAATGCCCTGCGCATTCAGCGTCTGGGTTGCGGTGCCCCGGCAGCCGAGCATCTTGTGCAGCGTGGGGCCGATCTGGAAATAGACCGTGACGCTCTCGTGATCGTCGGACACCGGGTTGTAGGCCACGCTGGTATCGGTGACGATCGTCTCGGCCGCCCCGCACGCGCGCAGCAGCGGACCATAGGCAGGGGCCGTGCCTGCCGTGCCCGCACCCTGCAGCTCGATCGACCCGGTCAGCGTCACGTACAGCCCGGCCGGGATCGTCTCCTGCGCGCCCAGCCACGGGTGCTCGAGATTGCGCGAGACGTCCTGACCTTCCATCGGACGCAGCTCGACATCGGTCATCAGCATCGCGTTGGCCGCGCCGGTGGGCGTCGGATCGGTACCGTATTCGCTCTCGATCTTCGCGAGGATGATCTTGGACTTCCACTTGATCGGGTCGGCCATCTAGCCCTCCTCGCCCTGGTCGCTGGTCTCGCCGGCCTGCGCCGTCGCGGCGGGCGCGGCGGTGGCATCGGCGGGCTTGGTGAAGTGCTTGCGCTCGATCTTGCCGGTCGCGGCATCGGCGACGTAGCTGCCACCCTTGCGCGGGCGCGCGATCGGCACCGCCTCGGCGGCAGGCGTCGGCGGAGCGGGCGGCGTCGCGCCACTGGTCTGCGATTTGCGGCTCATTCGAAGATCCTCAGCTGGTCGTTGAGACGGAAGTGGAGCTCGAGGACGAGTGTGCCGTCGACCGCGCCGACCAGTTCGCCCTGGGCAAACTCAAACACGCCGACCGGCGAGGCCTCGCCCTCGGGGACTGGCGGCTCCCACCCGGCGATCGCGCGGATCGCGGCGTCGGCGAACGGCTTGATCGCGTCGATCGCCTTGCCCCCGGTGGGATCGTCCGTGACGCGGCGGCACAGGACGACCATCACGGTCTCCTGCAGCGCCTGGACGAAGGCCCCCGCGCTGGCGCTGGCGTTGCCGCCGCTCAGCATGCCGGGCAGCACGAAGCCGGCGAAGTCGGACTGCGGCATCTGCCCGCTTTCGATCACCTTCGCCCATTCGGCTGCGAACTTGATCCGCCCGGCCAGGTCGGGGATCTTCACCTCGATGCGATCGCGGACGGCTTCGGTGTGGATCACAGGATCCTCCGCAGGCTGTCTTCGGTGAAGGGCCGCTCGCGGTCATTGGTGCGCACGCCGCTCGCCCCGCTCGATGCGGGCTCCACGCCCTCCACGTCGAGCCGCACCGTGCCCGTCGCGATCTTGCCGAGCGTGGCCATCGCGTCCTTGTAGTCCTGGGCGATCTTGTCGTTCGGCGTGAAGCGGTGCAGCTTGTAGATCGCGATCTGCAGCGCGAGGTCGACCAGCAGCTGCGGAGTTGCCGCCAGCGGCAGCTTGTAGCGGCCGAGCAGGTGGCCATCGATCGCGGCCTGCGTATCGGCGATCGCACGCGCGACGACGTCCGCATCGATCGCGCCCGCCGCCGGCGTCGCGCGATCGGTCAGGTCGAGCAGCATGCTCGCCCCGTAGCGATCGGTCAGCTGGTCGAGATCGATATAGGCCATGGGTCAGGCTGCGGCGATCAGGTGACCGAACTGCTCGAGGATCGCCCTGCCCTCGTCCGTATCGGGATCAGCGAGGGCGGTTTCGAGTGCGGCGATGTCGCCCTCGTTGAACTCGATCAGCGACCCGTCGGGTGCACGGAGCGTGACGGTGAGCTTCGGTTCGCGATAGAGCGCGATGAAGCGGCGCGCCGCCTCGATGCCCTCGCCGAAATCGGCCGGGCTCAACGTGCGCGGCTTCGCATCGAAAGCGAACCCGGCGCGCCGGAAGCCCTTCTTGGGCCCTGTGACGACCAGGACCGGCCCGTCATAGGGATCATCGGCCATCGCCGGTGCCCCAGCGGGGTCGGGCTGGCCGGGGCCTTCCCGCTGCTCTTCCGGCGAAGCTTCGGCGCTGGCGATGACCGACGCCTGTTCAGGGGTCAGCGGCGGCTCCGGTGGAGTATCCGCTGCAGGCGGCGTCTGGGCAGCGACCAGCGTCTTCGCGGCGGCGACCCAGTCGGTCCAGGCGGGTGTGCCCCGGAAGTCGGTCAGCGCGGGCGGGTTGGCGAGATCGACCGCCGCCAGTGCGGCGACGCTGTCGATGCCTGCCGCCGCAAGCGCCTTGGCAGTCTTCGCGCCGACGTGGTCGACATCGGTCAGCACGGGCACGGGGGTCTCGGTCTTGTCGGTCATGCTGAGGTTCCTTTCGGGTCTTTCGGAAGGGTCGGCAGCCCGGCCCTTGCGAAAGACCCGCCGCCACTCGGACGGCGGGCCTTTGTCGCTCGAGTTGCGGAAGGCGCTAGGCGAGCCAGGGCACGACCAGCAGCTCAGCCGTACCCTTCCACTCGTTTGTCTCGCCGCCGCTGCCGAGCTCATTGTTGAGGATCTTGAGGCCTGCGCTCTCAAGCGCCGGCGGCACGACCAGCAGGTTCGGCTTGATGCCCAGCGGGCGGCCAAAGTCGCCCTTCATCTCCATCAGCGCGGTACGGCCAGCGGAATAGGCGGCAGCGTCGAGCGTCTGCTTGGAACCGTAGGCCATCTGCCAGAAGCCGAAACCGAAGTTCATCCGCGCATCGACCCCGTAAAGGTACTCGTTGCGCATGAAGACGTTCTCGTCGTCTTCGCGATCAAGCGTAACGATGCGACCGAAGTCGCGGCGGACCTGCTTGATGAGCGGCTTGATCACGCGCGTGGTGTCGAGCAGGAACCAGGGCGTGCCGGAGCCACCGCCGGTATTGGAAACCGAGGTCGGATTGCCGTCCTCGTCCAGCACCTTGTGGTCGCTGTCGAAAAAGTACTGCCCGTCGTAGCATTCGGTCGCGAAGCCCGCCTTCAGGAGATCCCAGACCATCTGCTCGGGATCGAGGACGGTGGCTTCGCCAATGCTCTCGAAAAGCATGCCATAATGCCCGAGATTGTCGGTCTCGATATCGTCGCGATCGACGCCGACGGTCAGTTCGAACGGCTTCTCCTTGATCGCGTAATCGTGTTCGGAGATGTTCTGAATGACGCGATCGCCGATCCATTCCCGAACCTTGGGCAGCTTCCCGAGCCAGCCGTAACGCTGTTCCTTTTGGGTCGCCGAAACGCGGGTCGCGATGCGCTCTGCCATCGCTTCGGGCGCGCCGGTGATGCCCTTCTGATAGGCGGTCGAGTAGCCGGTGCGGAGCGCGGCCAGGTTTTCGCGATTGATGATCATGCTTGGGGTTCCTTAGATTTCGACCCAGACGCCCTGGGCGTCGACGTCGTAGATCTTGCCTGCGGCGGAACGGGACGAAGACCCGTCGGTGAGAGCGACCGTTTCGTCGTCGACGATGTAAGCGGTCTTGCCGATGTCATCCCCGGCGATCGCATCGCCACCGGCGCTATTGTTGAACCGGAAGATGCCGCGACGGACATTGACGGTGACATCGCCGGCCGCGCCGCCGGTATTATCGGCCCGGGCCTCGGCCCGCCCCAAGGCGGTCAGACCGGTGGCGGTCAAGCCGGGCACCGCGTTGCCGGAGGTGTTCTGCGCCACCAGTGCGCCGGTATAGATGATCGTGTCAGCGGCCACCGGGCGGCGGCGAATGGGGCCTTCGACCCGGGGGGTGTTGCGATCTGCAGAAAGCGCCATGTCAGTAAGCCTCCGTTGCGCCGAGCTCGACGGCGCGGGTTTCCTTGAATGCCTTGGGATCGACGCCCATCAGCGCGATCGCGGCCTTGTCGCCGTCGCTGAGCTCTTCGGCCGAACGCTGCGGCAGATCCTGCGATTGCAGCGCCAGCCCGGCGACCTTGGGCAGGCCATTGATGATCGCCTCGGCCCGCTCGGGGCTCTCCTGGTGCATCGCCAGATAGTGTTCGCGCTGCGCCTTCACGCCGACGCGGCCCTCGCGGATCGCCTTGTCGATCACCGCGGCGGACTTCTCGCCGGCACGCTCCGACTGCAGCGCGACGAACTTGGTGCCCAGCTGGGTAAGCTCGGACTGGAGCGCGGCGACCACGTCGCTGCCGCCGCTCTTGAGCTGGCCGATCGCGGTGACGATCGCGTCGCTCGATGCATCGGCCTGCAGGCCCAGCGCGGTGGCGATCGGCTTGGCCTGCGCCTGCAGAGCGGATTGCAGCGCTTCCTCGGCGACATCTTCGTCACCCATGCCGAGCTTCTTGGTCACAGCGGCCTTGATCGCTTCGTCGGTCGCGTCTGCCTCGAGGCCGAGCGCCTCGATCAGCATTGCCTTCCAGTCCATGGTGGTTTCCTCTTGGTGCAGGGCAGTCAGCCCTTTCAGGTTCGGGAGATTGATGAGGCTGGCCCGCGCGATCGCGAGGACTCGCTTCGCCTTGTCGTGCAGGATCGCCGGGGAGATGCCGCGATAGGCCTTGTCCTCGCGCAGCTGGCGACCGGCAGCGTTCCACTCGACCTTGCCCCAGATGCCATCATCGCGGCTCTCAAGCGCGACGATCCAGCCACGGGCCGGGGCCGAGCCACCCTTGGGCGCAGCCAGATCGGTGGCATGGCATTCATCGACCACAAGGGGATTGCCCGCCGCGTTGAACGCGGTCACCACCGCGTCGTAACTCGGCACCGTATAGGGGCCTCGGCTATCCTCGGTCTCGACCACGCCGCCGCCGGGCAGCAGGTGAAGCCACTCGCTGCCGTCATCGGGCAGCTGGGCCGGGAGCGCGATCGCGCCGCACAGGGCAAGGGTTGAACTCTTCGTCGTCACCCGATGGTGATTGGCAGCGCACGGGGCGCGATGGCATGCCCGCCATGGCGGGCATGGGCCGAATGCGTCGGGGATATCGGGGGGATCAGCCGGGCGGCGATTCGCGCTTCGGCCTGCCGACTGACTGCCACAGGCACGCGCGCCGGCGCAATGGACCGCGAACGATCAGGGCGATTTAGGGCATGCGACAGACACCGGCGGGCAGCTATTCGCCCAGGGTGTCGCCAAGGTGCTCGTCGACGATATCGACGATCGCCGTCTCGTTTTCTTCGGACAGGCCCAGCCACCGCCGTGCGGGGATGGTGCCCCAGGGGATCGGGTTGCCCCGGCTGTCGTTTCCGAATGCACCCTTGGCAGCCCCTTCCTGCATCACCCCGGAATAGATCAGCGAAGAACCGATCACTACGCCATTGCTGCTCGCGAATGACTGGATCTGCCGCGACAGGGCCCGGCCGGGGCCGATCAGCGGGCGGCGCAGGTTGCCGTAACCGAGCCTGCGATACCGATCGAGCGTCGATTGCTTCTTCGGTGCCCAAGGATTGCCCTCGGGATCGCGACCCTCGATGAAGCGCCTGCGATGGATCTCGATCAGGTATTCGCGGATGTCGGCGAATATGGGCGTCATGTCCTCCAGCTCGCGCATCGCACGCGACAGTGCACTACGTGCTGGGCCCGAGTTGAACTCCACCTCGAACATGGTTAACCTGCTCCTCGACCGCACCTGCTACCAGGAAACATCCCTGACCGTTTCGGACGTGAGGTGGGGGCGGTCCTCATCCCCTCTCCCCGGTACGCACGAAGAAGCTCAGCAGCGACATGCTCCTGCGCCTGCGCCAGTATTCCCACCGGGTGACGTAGGTCTCTCCATCGATCTCCAGCACGATCTCGAAGATCGGGCGATCGCGCCCGCGCGACATGCCGACGAAGCGGGGCGTGCTTCCCTCCTCGAGGACCCGCGGCAGCATCGCGAAATCCTCGGGCGCGATTCGCCGCTGGCCCCGGCGCAGCTCGGTCGCGAGATCGCCATGATTGCGCCGGACGTGCCGCACCTCGTCCGCCGTGAGAGAGAAATCGAAGCCGGAGACGTCGAGATCGCGCCACCGCCCCACCGCATTGACCTGGTCCCCACGCAGCATGCCCAGCGTGCGGCCGGGCTCGCTCGTCTCGAGGTCGCGCCAGATCCTGCGGGCATAGCGCCGCGCATCGTCGCGGGTGCTGGGCAGGTTGCGATAGGCGCGAGAGATGGCATCGGCCTGTTCCTGCGAAAGCGCTTCCATGAAGGCCTTTGCGACCCGGTGATCCCAATTGCCCAGCTTCCACGCCATCGCATTCACCGCGTCGGCCGCGCTGGCGCCGGGCGCGTAATCCCAGTTCTTGCCGAGGTGCTTTTCCCAGTCGGACGGCAGCTTCTTGGAGGGATCGCCGCCAAGGCGCTTTGCCGCCCTTTCGGATCTGGCCCCGACCACATAGCAGCTGCAGCCCCAGTCGCTCGGCGGAAACAGTTTTTGCCACGCCGGATGATCGGACGGGAGAACCAGCCCGTCCAGATCAAGGTGATGAAGCCGGGGCTCGAGGCTCCCGCCGTGGCGATAGACCCAGAAGGGAAAATTGCCCGCGACCAGCTGCGCGTACCGCCCGGCGGCATAACTGGTGTAGGAATTAGTGCGGTAGATCACGCCCGCGCGCCACGCCTCGCCCTTGACGCTGCCCTCGCCGGTCCACCCGGTCCATCCGTTGCGCTGGACGATATCGCGGAAGTCGCGTCGGAACTCTTCCAGTCCGCGCCCTTCCGCGATCGACTTGTCGACGGCCGCAGCGAGATCGGTCAGAAGATCCGCCTTGACCGCGCCGGCCACCATGAAGGCGTCGTCGTGCTCCTGCCGCACAAGATCGTCCCACCGCTCGGTCGGAACCAGATTGCGCAGCTTGCGCCGGAAGAAGGCGACCTGCTCGGTGAACGGACGGCGGAAGACGCCCGACGTCGAGGATGGATGCTCGTCGCTCATTTCGCTTGCCGGACCAGCTTCAGCTCGAAAGGCTCTTCGTCGATGTAGATCCGGATGGTGGCTTCAATGCCGGCTTCGGCAAACTTCAGCAGGCCGGCCATTTCGTCGATCTTGTTGCCCAGCGCGATCGCATCTGCCGGATTGAGGAGACCTTCCCGCATCACACGCTCTCGTCGAGCGCATCGCTCCGGCCGGCGGCGTGTGCGGCGATAAAGCCCTCCTCAAGCACCGCTGAGAGGTCGCTCGCGTCGATCTCGGGAAAGCCGGTCAGGATCATCTCGCGCAGCTCGGCCAGATCGCTTGCCTGCTCCATCATCAGCTCGATCGTCTTCGCCATCGCCTGGATCGACGGGTCCGCCCGCTCTGCCATCTGCCGCGCGATCAGCGTTGCGGGATGGTCTGGCGTTCGCGCCTCGCGCTGCTGCGCCTGCAGCGCGGCGCGCGTCTCCCCGCTCACCGCGATCGGCGCGGCCTGATCGCGCTGCGGCCGCAGGATGTCCTCGTTCGCGCCCGGCTCCTCGATCCCGAACTTGTCGCGGATCGTCGACTGGCCGACGCGCAGGCCGCGATCGATCATCGGGCCCAACGCTTCGGACAGTAGCTTCAGGTCCTCCTGTTCCGGCCGAGCGATGACGAGGCGCGGATAGCGATCGGAGGGACCATATTCGAGATCGCACCAGGGCCGCACGAGATCGCGGTTGAGCGCGGCGGACAGAGCCTTGCAGTCGGCCTTCTCGATATCCTCGCGCACGTCGTTGTGGACGTTGGCCTGTCCCGAGCCCAGCCCGCCAGCCTGCGCATCGGTGGTGTTGGTCTGCCCCAGCACCGCTTTCGAGATCTGCCGATCGAGCCAGTCGACGCGCTTTTCATAGAGGGTGGACCCTGCGCCAAGATTGTCCGCCTCGACGAAGTCGATCTCCATCCCTTCCGGAATGATCGCCGCGCAATCGCCCGCCACGTTGGCGACCGCGCGGAACAGTGTTTTGCGGTCATCCTCGGTCGCGCCCCGATGATACTTGCCCACACGGATGGGCTGACCATAGGTCTGGGTAAAGATCGCCCAGTCGCGCTGGGTATAGGCCTTGAACATCCAGCTCCAGGTGGCGAGCCGCGCGAGACCGGAGCGGACTGGCAGGCCCGACTTCGCCTTGATGCTCAGCTGGATGAACTTGAACGCGGGCAGCGGCTCGTCTGGATCATTGCCGCCGATCCCGCCCCGCAGCAGCGGCGTGCGACCGTCTCGATCGAAGCGGAAGAAGCGCGGGTCGCGCCAGTCGAGCCGCGCCGGCCGATACTGGCCCTCACTCGTATCCCAGATGATCTCCGTGAAGGACACGCCCTTGCCGATCGCGTCGAGCAGGTCGAACGTTTCGTCGGCCAGCTCGTCCCGGCTCAGCCATTCGCGCACCATGTCCGCCTTGGCGACATCGATCGCCTCGTCCGATGCCGCTTCCACCGTCACGTCGACCTGGCTGACCGCACGCTTGCGGGTGCCGAGCACGCCGAGATAGTGCAGGTCGCGCTCTTCCACCTGCTCGGCCAGCTCGAAATAGGCCATCGGCTCGCCCTCGTCGGCGGAGCGCAGGATACGCGCAAGGCGTGGCGGGGTCAGACCGTCGCCGGGATAGCCGGAGATCGGCTGCCGCACGCCCGCAAGGGTCGGCCCGGCGACTTCCTGCTTGAGCACCTTCTTGCGCAGCGGCCTGCCGAGATGGTCGACGAGTTCTGGCATCAGGTGGTCTCCGGCGAAAACGAATTGGCCTCTGAGGGCAAAACTAGGGGGTTTAAGAGGTGGGTCGGCGCGCTTTCGGGTGTCGCGGGGCGCTGGACGCGCTCAAATCGTTTCTCGGGCCTCACAGCGGCCCTCCTGTTCGCAGGCGCATGCCGGCAGGCTGACGCCACCATCCCCGCCCCTCTTCGGCGTCATCGAAATCGTCGTCCGGCCCGTCGGTCCCGGCGCGGCCGGCAGAGCGGACAGGGCGGTAATCGTAGACCGGGATCGCCTCGCTGAAGCTGGCGGCGTGGAAGTTCCATAGCGCGACCGCCGCGTCCCCGTGGCGCTTGCCTCCATCGGTGCCCTCGGTGCGGATGCTGCGCGGCATCTTGGCGACCCCGCCGATCATCTGCAGCTGGCGCAGATCGTCGCGCACGTCCTTGTCGGCCGGGATCAGGATCGTGCCGTCTTCGAACGCGGCACGGAAGCGCGGCCCGGTCTCCCGCCGCCACGCATCGGACGGCATCAGCTCGACGATGCGCTCTGGTCCGTAGCGCTGGGCCGCTTCCTGCGCGAGCGCCATGCCGTTGCCGTTCGCGTCGAGGATGCCGCTGCCGAACCGGCCAAGCTCGCCGACCAGGTCAACCAGCCAGAACAGCGCCTGCCGCTGCTGGTCGTATGGGCACTCGCGCAGCTCGACGATCAGCGGGACGTGCCGCTTCAGCTGCTGGTCCACGAAGCCAATCGGCAGGCAGGTGCGGTCCTGCCGCATGGCGAAGTCCTCGCCCAGGAACCACGCGAGATTGCGATCGGCATAGTCCTCCAGCAGCGGAGCGACCTCGCGGCGCAGGAATGCCGCCATCTCTGCCTCGCGCGCTTCCTTGGGCCAGTGGACGAAGTCGCGGCCGCCGAACTTCTCCTTGGGCGGCTGCCAGCGCACCACGCGATATTTCGAGGTGCTGCACGCCTCGATCCAGGCGAGCGGCAGCAGGACGCCCTCGCCTTCGCGCGGGATCGCGTCCAGCTCCTCGCGCATAGCCTCCACCCGGCTGCCGTAGGCGCGCCGGATCGTGCGATACCATTCCACCTTGCCCTCGGGAGTCGGCTCGGTCCCCTTCATCAGGCACACGCGCTCGTAGAGGCCGTTCTCGACCGCGTCGTCGAAGGTGATCGTGTGGATGGAATAGTCGTACTGACCGGCGCGGGTTTCCTTGATCAGCTCGTTGAACGGATTGAGGTTGCCGTTGTGGGTCGAGATGATGCGGATCGTGCCGCCCCAGATCAGCAGCGCGTTACAGGCATCGATCACCGCCGCGACATTGCGGTGGAACGCCGCCTCGTCGATCACCACCCGCCCCTGCAGGCCGCGAATGTTGGCCGGATTGCTCGACAGCGCGACGATCTGGTGACCGGAGCCGAAGCGGATGCGGTAGGCGGTGATGTGCTTGCTCGATCCGTCCTCCTGGACGTCCTCGAACAGGAACTCGTCGACACTGAGCAGCTCGCGCGCGACCACCTTGGCAAAATTGGCGCAGACCGAGACGAACTCGAGGCCCTTTTCCTTGGTATCGCCGATGTAATAGGTCGTATCGCCGCCCGCGCTCTTCGCCGCCGCCGCGATCAGCGTCGAATCGAGCGCCTCGGCAAAGGTGACCCCGGTCCGCCGCCCCTTCTCCGCCAGCTTGAGCGGCGACTGGTCGGCGATCCACGCCTTCTGGTGCTCCATCAGGATACCATCGGCGAGCGGATCGAAGTCGGGCGGCGGCAGCGCGCGGGGCAGCAGATCGTCGACCGGCGATCGTGGCGGGAGCTGGTCGGCGGTGGGGAGATCGGCGAGGTCAGTCATCGAGCAACTGCTTCAGCGCGGCCCGCTGCTCGGCATTCAGCTCAATCCTGACATCCCGCACGTCGCGGGTCTTCGCGACCAGTGCCAGCCGCTCGCCATCGATCTTCGCGAACACCACTTCGAGGCCCCGCGCGCCGAGGTTGAAGGTTCCGTCCTTCATTGCTCGCCCCCAGCGCCGGGCAAGGCCGGATTGACTCGTTCCGCTCCTGTTCTCACGAAAGGCCGATGCGCTTGCCTTCCGTGAATCGACCGCCCTCGACGGCCAGCGTCGCACTGATGATCCAGCATGGCGTGCGGGTGCGCGCCTGGTGCGACACCTGCCAGGGAGAATACCGCGAAGTCGATCTTGCGCAGGTCATTGCCGCGAAGGGACCCGACTTCGACCTTTGGGGAAAGAGTACACGTTGCCGGCTGACGCCCGGCTGCGAAGGGCGCAATCGCTTCTATCACAACGCCCGCGGCTACTTCTGCCCACTGCGCTAGATCCGAGCGGTTCATGACTTCACCCCAAGGAACTCGCGGCGCATCTGCGCAATGCGGTCGGCCGGCAGTCCTGCCTCCCTCATCTTAACCTCGGCGCGATCGGCAGCTTCCTCAAGCTGCTGGGCGACCCTCTTCTCGAGCTGCTTGCGATATTCTTCCGAGCCGCGCTGCGCGCTCACGGTCGACTGCAGCGCCCGGCTCAGCTCCATGATCGCTTTCGGGTCGAGTTCCTTGTCCTCGAGGATCTTGAACATCGAGACCTTGATCATCTCCGCGACCAGAACGGTCACGTCGTCGGGCGCGTCCGTGCCCAGCGTCTCGACCAGCTCGGATGAGATCCGGCGCACCTCGTCCATCTTGCGGAACTGGATCGCCTTGCGCACCGCATAGCGGTTGAAGGCGCTCTTGCTGATTGGCTCGATATCGCGGGCGATCAGCCGGGCGTTGAACTCCTCGCGGATCGTGTTCTGCGGCAGCTTGCGTTCGCGCAGCGCCTCGAGCGCCCAGACGACGTCTTCCTCCGCCTCTTCGGGCAGCGTGTCGATCGAGGACAGGCGGCCCCGGCCCTGGCGGCGGTCGGCGGCGCTCATCGGATTACACCCTTCGGCAGCAACCGCTCCAGCCCGCGCCAGAAGCGCACGCGATCGAGCAGCGGATTAAGCCAGGCTGTCAGGACGCAATAGCGGCGGTCGTGCGGCCAGAGATGGTGCACGCCATGCGCCCAGCGATAGCTGATCAGCCCGACATTCTGGAACGGCTTGGCCCACTCGGGCGTCATCTCCGGCTTGTGCGCCCAGGCGTGAACCTCGTTGGCCATCATCCCGCCCAGCCACGCCGACGCCAGCCACCACTGCGGACCGAAGGCGAGCAGCAGTGGCAGCGCCAGCGCGCTCGCGACCGCCCACGTCGTCCAGTTGCGGCCGACGAAGCTGGCGCGGGTGAAGTCGAGTGGGCGCTTGTGGTGCCGCAGGTTCGGCGCAAAGACATGGCGACCGATCAGCGGCCAGTGCTCACGCCCCGGGCCCAGCCGATCCTCTGCCCAGTGGAGCAGCCCCGACAAAAAGTCGGCCAACAGCCACCCGGCGAGCAACTGGGCAGCGATCGCCGCAATGGACAGCGCGAGATCCATCACTCGGCCTCCGAAGGCCGCGCCACGCCGGAAAGAACCGCGCGCTCCTCCACATGGTCTCGGCCCGGGCGGGTGATCTTCGCGATCAGCGTGCTGCCGACCTCGCCCAGCTCGACTGCGCCGAGGCTTTCCAGCTTGCGCAGCTGGGTCGCGATCCAGTCGCCATCGCGGCGGATGGCATGCACGTCGAGAATCGAGCGGATCGACAGTGACGAGAGCCGCCCGTCGGTCTGCCCGGCCAGCTCGCGCAGGATGATCAGCCGCGCCTCGGCCGCGATTGCATCGGAAAGACTGTTCTTGAAGCTCATCCCTGCATCCCCTTGGGCACGATCACCTGGTAGATCAGCCCGATCTGCTGCGCCGAGTTGCTGATGTCGGCCCGCGCGGCGGCAAGGTCTGTCGCCATCACGTCCTGCCGAGAATCGATCGCCCGCACGCTATCGGCAGTGGACCTTGCGATCTGCGCCACCTCGGCCACCTCGCGCTCGATCGCTTCGACCCGGCCTTGCTGCCTTTCGAAGGCAGCGCGCAGCAGCTCGACATCCTCCGCCGATGCCGCCGCCTGCTCCAGCTTCTTCAGCCGCCGCCCGTGGGCGATATGCTCCTGCCGCATGCTGCTGACATCGTGCAGCAGCTTGCCCGTTCCCACCGGATTCGCCGCGCCGCCCCTCCAGACCAGAAACACGATGCCGCCGATAATGATCGCGATGATCAGGAGTTCGAGATAGGGGCCGATCATGTGTCCGTTCCGTCTTTGCCCAGGCCGATCGCGCCACGCGCCTTGCCCATGATGTCCTTGATGAAGTCGCGCATCTGGTCCCCCAGAAGCTCGATCAGCGAATAGCCGGAGAAACCGAGGCCCAGCGCGATCACGAACGCGAACAGCCAGCCGGGGCGGCTCTCGATGATCCACAGCTCGACCAGGATCAGCATGATCGCGCTGACCAGCGCGAACAGCGGCCAGCTCAGCGCGCTCTCGCTCTTGCGGGCGAGCGGGCGCGCCATCAGCACGCCCAGCAGGCCCAGCGCGCACGTCACCAGCGGCACCGGCACCCCGCCGACCACCACCAGCATCGCATCGGCCAGCGGCGGCGCGGCGTCGGGCACCACGCTGCTCGCGGCCAGCGCGGGCACCCAGCCGAGCAGGAACTGCGGGAAGCTCAGCGGCTCGCTCACTCCGCAGGTTCCTCCGCGCTGCCGGAGAAGTCGATCAGCGCAGAGCTGGCGACCCACTGCTGGAGGGGGACGAGCTTGTCGGTGTTGGCCTGGGCTTCGGCGAGGACCCACGGAAGCTGCCGTAGAAGTCCGTCACAGTCGGCGGCTCCAAAAGCCTGGCATCGGGCGGTGAGATCGACGGGCTCTCCCGCGTCACCGCCGCCACTTCCACCCGCGAGGGCAGCGTCGGCTTCGGCTCGGGCGAGGCGGTCGCGCAGGCGCTCAGCAGCAGCAGCGCTGCCAGCAAGCCGGGCTTCGTAATCATCGGCGATCCTTTCGTTGATGGCAGCAAACTCCGCCTCCACACGCGCGATATTGGCGCGGTCGGCTTCGGCGGCGGCGATCTGCGCGGCTGAGACATCGGCGACGAAGGCGTTGAACTCGTTTTCCCAGTTCTCTGCCGAGGCTATCCAGTCGTCGGCATTCTTCGCTTCGCGATCCGCGCGGGAAGTCTCGCTCGCAAGATCGGCGCGCATGCTCGGATCGATCAGGAAAACGTGCGCCGCGCCCCACAGGACGAGAACCAGCAGCGGCCCGTTGCGCCAATCGGAGGAGATCCAATTGAGCAGCCGTGAGGCGGCTTTCCGCAGCCATTTACCGACGCCTAAGAGGCCGCTTAGGATGGCGAGAGGATTCACTCCCCGTGCGCCTTGGCCAGCGCCGCGCGCACTTCGTCGCGAATGTCGATCTGCCGCGCGCTCGACCAGATCGGCTGAAGGCTGATCTTGCCGACCTTGTCGTAGATTGTGATGAGGCCGTCGCCTGTCCAAACGCCTTCGAAGAAGAGGGCGCGCTCGGCCTTCCGCCGCCCGATGATCTCGCGCGGCGTGACCCAGTTCATGAAATCGTGAAACGCTGCCTGACGCTCGCCCTTGAGGAAGCTCTTGACCCAGTTGGCCCGCCCGATCGCGCCGGTGTTCCAGTGAAACGAGAGCGCGGCAGTCAGTTCGGCTTCGCTGAGTTCGCGACCTTCAAACGCTTCCAGAACCTCGGGCAGGTACTTGGTGCGCAGCAGCCATTCGTAGACCTCGATCGCACGCACGATCGAGGAAGGCTTGTCGATGTAGCGCTCGACCCGGTGCCCGCTTTCGCTGGTGACGCCGAACCCCCACGTGAGGATGCCTCGGCTGTCCCGGTAAGTCTGGAGGATAAGACCTTCATGCTCGGCAATTTCGAGCATGGTACGTTCGGAGAGGAGCGGCTGTTGCATGCCGACAGCTCTATGGTCTGCCGGGCTTGGAGAGCATGCCCGCCAAGGCGGGCATGGCTGCTAGATGTCGAGGGAGAGCTGCGCGCTGCCCTTGACCGGGGGCTTGGCCATGCGGGCGAAAATCTTGTCGACCGAAGGTTCGACGATCCCCAGCTTCGTCGCGATCTCTCCATTGGAGAGGCCGCGTTTGCGGTAATGCACGGCGCGCAGCTCTCGCGCAATGGGGACGCGAATATAGGCGAGCGAGTAGAGCCGATTGAGCTTGGCCGCCCGCTCCTCTCCGATCGCCTTGGTTATGCCGTGATCCGGGTCGAGCTTTTCGGGCACGTAGAGACGCCGCCCGCCAAACGCCTCGGCCAGCGCGATCAGGCCGTCCTCGCCGATCAGGGCGATCAGTGTGGGGGTGAGCCTATCGCTCATTCGCCATGCGCCGCAGTCGGCGCAGCGTCGTGCCGGGTTCCTCGTCCTCCAGCACGGTCACCACCACGCCGTTTCGGACGAGAAAAAGGCCGTCTGCCGCCGCGATGAAATAGTCGCGTGCGCCGATCTCGACCGCCGCGTCGTGCGCCTTGTCGAGCGACCGGGCGAGGGTTTCGCGCAGCTGCTCGACCGGGATGCCGGCCGACCGGTCGAGGAAACGCAGCAGCGCATGATCGGAGACGCGAAGCGTGCCCATCAGTTCGCTCCACCCCGCCCGTCGGCAGCAATCGCCAGTGGCAGATCGCAGCGCGAGCAGGTGGCGGTGACCCGCCCGACATGCCATTGCTTGCAGCCGCAGCTCGGGCAACGGTTGAGCTCGCCCGGCAGGTAGCTGGCGGCATAACCGCGCGCGCCGCGCTGAATGCGGTCGGCCAGGGTCGGCGCGCGATCGCGCTCCACGACAACCAGTGCTCTGCTCATGTCTTCTGTCCTTGTCCTGCGGCGCGATAGAAGCCGTCGACGCGCCTTCCCTCCGCCTTTTCCGACCAGTTCTTGAGGGCCTTGCGCAGCCCGAGACGCGACGTCGTGCGGATGCCGGCGAAGACGACGCGCACGGCCCCCTCCTCCAGCTGTTCGATCGTGACTCCCTTGGCGCGCAGGTTCTTGATCACCTCGAGCTCGGCCAGGCGAAGCCGCTTCGCCCATGTCGGGTAGTGATAGCTGAGCGGGTCGCGGGGCTGGCTCGCATAGGCGCGCGCCAGCGGAGCCAGCCCTATTATCCGGACCACGCTTTTCTGCTCCTGGCTGGGCAGCGGGCGGCGGCTCATCGCGGGCCACCCTCCCCGCGCAGCACCCGGCCCAGCTGGGCGGCGAGCGTGGCGTAGGTTTCTGGCGAGGTGGCAAGCAGCGTGTCGACCTCCTCGCCCAGCAGGCGGTAGGCCGCGACATCGAGAGACCAGTCCGCGCCCGCCAGTCCCTTCGCCTTCAGCTTGGCGAGTATCGCCTCGCACAGGCCCTTCTGCAGCTGGCGTACGGCCAGCTTCTCGCCCTTCGGTCCGCGTTGGGCCCAGCCCTCGCGTTCGGCCATGTTCTTCAGCGCCTCGATCAGGCGATAGCCGTCAGACTGGCGCGCCCAGTCCAGCCGCTCGCACCCGAGCTGTCGCTTGGCGAAGGTTTCGAGTGCCGCCTCACTCTCGTTACGCACCGCACCCAGCTGGTGGAGCGAGATCCACAGCGCCCTCGCCTTGCGCGCCACGGGATGCTGCGCGCCGCGCTGACCACCCTTCCTCGGCAGCGGCTTGAACCCACGCTGCTTCAGCGCATCGATGATCGCCTCGAGCTGGGCGTCCGAGCAGTCGGCCGAACTCGTCTTGCCCGACGCATCGAACACGATCTGGCGATAATCGTCCTCCTCCATCTGCAGCTGCTTTCGCGCGACGTGGATCTTCGCAATCATCGATCGGCGGTGCGCGCTGGTGGCGGGTTCTTGGGCAGTTGCGGCGTTCATGCTGCTTCCCTTTCCTGCTCGAGCTGGGCGACGAACTTGGCGCAGGCCTCGTCGAACGACGGATCGGCCTCGCGCAGCCTCGGCGCGGTGACCTTGTGCGCGTGAATAATCGTGGCGTGGTCGCGGCCGTTGAGCAGGCTCGCGATCTTCGGATAGCTCATCGATCCGGGCCGGTGCTCTCGCAGCAGCCAGACGAGCAGCGTGCGCGCCCAGACAACGTCGGCCGTCCGCCGCTTCGAAAACAGGTCGAACCGGGTCAGGCCGGTCTCGCGCTCCACGAACTCGAGCGCCGTGACGATGAACGGATTGCGCACCGACATCAGCCCTCTCCGCCCGCGATCGCGACCAGCAGCAGGATCGCGAACAGCGCCGCGAGCGAGGGGAGGACGACCAGCGCCTCCCGCCGTGCCGCGCCCGGGCCCATCGCTGCGTTGAAGGCGATGACCAGCTCTCGCACCGCGCCGATCACGGCTGTTCCCTCCGCTTGGACAGCTGCGCCCATGCGTCCTGCACATGGCGCAGGGTCAGCGCGGTTTCGTCGACCAGCGCCAGCATGTGCGCGACCTCGAGGACGTGGGTCGCCCCGCGCAGTGCGCCGGGCAGCTTCGCAATCCGCGTCACCTCCTTGCGGACGTCATCGTCATCGATGCTCCACCCGTCGAGCATCGCCTCGATGTCGGCATCGAACGGCTTCGATCGGGTGAGCGACATCGCCACCCGGCTGAAGATCTGCGCGAACGCGGCAGACCGCGCCCCGCCATCGAGCGTCTGCTGCACCTGCTCGTTACCGAACAGCGCGATGCCCACTCCGGTCTTGTCGTGCCAGCTGCGGATCTCCTCGATCGCCTTGGGGGTCAGGTGCTGCGCCTCGTCGAACAGCAAGAGGCAGTCGGGCGCGCCGTCGATGAAGTCGACGATCCGGCGCGAGAGGATCTGGCTGGTACCGGTCTGGACCTTGATCCCGAAGGCGTCGAGCACCTCTTTCTGCAGGCTGTTGATCCCCGAACAGGATGGCGCGACCGCGATCACGAAGACGTTGCTGTTCAGCTCCTGAAACCGCTTGCCGGTCCGCGTCTTGCCCAGCCCCGCCCCCAGCGCCGCGTAGACAATCCGCCCGCGCTTCGCCCATTCGAGCATCGCGGTCAGCCGCTTGCTCACTTCGGTCTCGTAGAAATGCGGCGCGGTCGGCAGGTTGACTTCGATCCTGGCACGCGAGGTCAGCGAATGGCGATACCTGCGGATCGCCTCCACGAAGCGGTCGTCGGGGCCCTGGTACTTGCCGCCGATCCACACGCTGAGCGTGCTATGCTTTATTTTGGCATCGAGCCGGGATGCCATCGCCGGCCAGCTGCAACCCAGCTCGGTCTTGTGGGCGATCAGCCACTGGCGCTCTTTCTCCACCTCGCGCGCCCATGCCTCTTGCCCATCGACCGTCTCTTTCCAGGCCTTCTCGTCTGCTGCGGGCTGTTCAATCTGCGTTGCCATGGTATTTTCACTCCTGTTCCTTGGTGGACATGGCGCGCGGCGGGCCTCTCACCGCACCGTCGCGCGCCGCTTATTTCTTGCCGCCGGTCACCACGCTCAGCGCCGTGAAGATGCTGCGCTCGCGTTCCTCGTCCTGTCTTGAATCCGGCATCGCCTGCGCCTGCGCGGTCACCGCCACGCCCTTGCGCGGCGGCATCGGGCGGATGACACTCAGCTCGGGGACTTCGGGTTCGATCGGCCGCGCCTGCCGCTGCGCCAGCTCCTGCGCATCGATCAGCCCTTCGGCCTCCTTCGCCGCGCGCACCGCCTTGCGGTTCGCCGCACGCTGTTTCTCGATGCTCTTTGCGGCTTCTGCGGTGGTGTATCCCGTGTCGGCGATCATCTCCGCCTTGCCGAGGTAGCCGCCGCTCTGCGCGTAGACGTGGATGTCGCCGTGCAGGTTGTCGGGATCGAACCGCACGGAAACCCGCTCGCCCGCATGGCGTCCGATCTCCTGCGAATAGTAGCGGTTGCCGTAGAGATGGATCACGCCGTCGTTCTGGATGCGCTTCTGGTCGGCCGCGAGCAGCGCCATCCGCAGGTGCTCTTCGGTCGCCTTGCCGATCGGCGCGGTCGCGTAGCTTTCGGCAAACACCTCGTCGAAGCTGCGGCCCTTGGCCGTCTCGGTCCGCCGCCCCTTGCGCGCGTTGTGCTGGGCGATACCTTCCGCGACCAGCGCCTCGAACTCGTCCCAGGCCACCGCGTGGGTGCCGTAGTTCTCCGGCTTCTCGAACGGGTTGCGCCCGGTATAGGCGCCCTCGCACAGCGGGTGCTGTGCGATCGTGCCGTTGAGGTCGCCGAAGGCACGCTCGATCGGCTTCGACTGGCCGCGATAGGGCAGCGTCCAGTGGATCGCGATGCCCAGCTCGGTCAGCAGGCCGGTCGGCTCCTCCTCGCGGATCTTGAAGCGGAAGCGGGACTTCGACCCGCCGGTGATCCACTTGCTCGCGAAGCCGCGGCCATTGTCGAGCGTGCAGGCCTTGGGGATGCCCCACTTCTGGAACAGGTCGGCGAAGGCCAGCCTTACCAGAGCGGCGCTCTCGACCTCGCCCATCCGCCACGCGACGATCTTGCGGCTATAGAGGTCCTGAATCGCCACCATCACCGGGCGAACCACCTTGCCCTCGGCGGTGCGGACGAAGACGTTGAAGGTGTGCCCGTCGATATTGACGTGTTCCAGCGCGTGGAGGTGAGAAACCGTGCGCCGCTGCGCGGGCAGCGACTGGCGCAAAGCCTCGCGCCCCTCGCGCTGCAGGATCACGATCTGGGGGTCGACCTCCGCCTTGAGCTTGCGCCGGAACGTCCGCTCGGACGCCATCGGCAGGCCGCGCTCGGCGGCGATCGCCGACACCCGGCGATAGGAGCTGCTCAGCGGCGGCGCGCTGGGCCGCAGATAGTCGCTCTTGAACAGCGTCCACAGCTCGGGATCGATGTCCTTGGGCTTTCCTCCGCCCCGGCGATCGTCGGCAAGCGCAGGCAACCGGTTTTCGAGTGCGAGCCCTGCGATATTGGTCAGCCACTTCCACATGGTCGATTCTCCCTGTCCGTGGCGGGCCGCAGCCTCTGCCACCGCCGCCGACCGGGTCATTCCGGCCTGCTCCAGCGTTTCAATTTCCTGCACGATCTCCAGCCGACGCCGCGCCTCGCGCTTCACCTTTTCGGTCTGCCGATCGAACCACGCCCAGGCGCGATCCTGCTGCGGCTCCGCCGCGATCTGGCCGGGGATCAGCCCGCGCTTGCCCAGCGCGAGCTGAGCCTCTGCGGGCAGCAGGCGATAATGGAACTCCAGCCCGCCGCCGCGCCCCTTGCGCGGCCGTGCCAGCGGCTTGCGCTCCAGATCGACCCGGGTCGCCCAGCCCTCTTCGCCCGCAAGGCGATTGATCGCCCGCTTGTCACCGGCGAGGCCCGGCAGCGCGAGCTGCGCCAGCTCGGCTGCGGTGAACCACTCGGCAGGCGAAAGGTCCGGGGTCGCCTCGGGGTTCTCATTGGCGGCAAGGGCACTAGACATCGGCAGCTCCGCTCCGGATCAGGGGGGCGGTCTGGGCGAGCTTGCGCTTCTCCTCGCGCGCGTTCTGGATGATGCGATCGAGCTGGCCGAGCCGGGCAGTCTTTATTTCATCGCCGACCAGCAGCCCGGCTCCGATCCTGCGAACCAGCGGATCGAACAGGTCGTGGCGCTTGGTCGCCAGCACCAGCGCGAAGAAACGCGACATCGGCATCTTGTGATCGGTCCGCGCCCGGCTCGCATAGGCGTCCAGCATCAGCTTGCTGATCGGCTCGCCCAAGAGCTCGCTCATCCGCGCGGCGATTTCGAAGCGCGACATCGGCGTGCTCGCCAGTATCGTGCCGACCGTCTCGGCAATTTCCTGCTCGAGACCCGCGAGCACGCCCGCGCGCTCGTCCAGCTCCGGCGCGTCGAACGCGAACGCGACCTGGTCGGGATGCGGCTTGGCTTTAGGCATGAGGAAACCCGTCATGCGTGCGCCCGTCGAGCAGGCGACCGGCGCGCTTCTTGCCGATGCGGTAGGAGATCGGCCCGCGAAGGTTCTCGATCGGCCAATAATGTTCGTCACCGATGAATCCGTCCGGTTTGAACCCGGGAGACGACCACTCGCCCCACTGCTTGAACAGGAAGGGCACCCCAGCGGCCTCGCACTGGTCGCGCAGGCTCCGCGCCCAGTCGGGATGCATGGGCCGCGCCTTGGGGCCGCTCTCGCCGCCGACGATGACCCAGTCGAGCTTAGGATAACGCTCCCAAGCCGCGCCATACGGGCGATAAATTCCGCCGCTAAGGGACTTTATCACCCAGCCATTGCAGGGAATGCACTCAAGATCGACCGGTCCCAGCAGCGGTTCGCAGGAGAGGAAGCGCACGGCGGCCGAGGTGGTGAGCAGCAGCGATACGCGTCGGTCTGCCTCGGTCTGGTTTTCCGCTGTGGTGCCGACCCAGACGTTCGGATAGCCTGCGCCCCAATCGTCGGGCAGATAGTCCGGCAGGTTCTGAGGCCGCTTCGTCAGGATCATGAGGGTCACGTCCGGACACTCGCGAGCCATCTGCCAGACCTTCTCGCGCCACTCAGGCAGGATCGACCGGTGGTTGTCCGCGAAGTCGGAAAGCGAGTTGACGAAGACGCGCGGCTTGCGCCCTCGCGCCGCGATGAACGCCCGAGAGAGGCGCTGCATCTTGCGAATGACCTGCTCGCCCGCCTTTACGAAGCTGCGATCGCCATGCGGCCCCCACTGGACACGATGCTTGCGGTGATCCCAATCGCGCTCGGCATAGCAGTGATCGCACGCCGGGCTCAGCTTGGTGCAGCCGATCCAGAAATTCGCGGTGGCATCGGCCCATTCGATTCCGGTTGTCTCAGCCATCGTCACCGCCTCCGCTGCGTAAAATGATGGTTCCAGCGCACGCGCGGCGCGTCCGGATCGCTCGGCGCTTCGGCGCTGCGCAGATCTTCGATCAGCTGCGCTGCGTGGGCGTGGCCCGCTACGGTCAGCCGGTTGTCGCTGCCCAGCAGGCCGCGCTCGCGCAGGTCCTGCCGCAGTGGTTCGATGCGCGCGCTCACAGGATCACCTCGAACCCGCTTTTCCGGGCTAGATCGATCACCTCTTCGGCAAGCATCAGGTCGCGCTTGCCGGTCACCCGGTACTCACGGACCAGTGCATCGCGGTTATGCACATCGACCAGAATGCCCCGCCTGCGCAGATGCCTGGTCGCGGCGTCGATATTCGCCTTGCGCAGATCGAAAGGGATTTCGCGCGCGCTGGCGCGTGGGAGAACAGCCGCCTTAAGCATCGCTGGCCTCCCCGCTCGCGATCGGGCAGGCCGAAAGGTTGCACGGCACCGTGCGCAGCTGCCCGCACGCGTCACATTTGGTGTAGGGCGCGATAGGCACCTGCATCACGCCCTTGCCGTAGGCAGGCCGGTCGCCGACGATTTTGGCGACCACGCTTTCGGTCAGCCCGATCGGGGCGGGTTTGACGTTCGTCATCGGCTTAGTCCCTCATCATCCAGGCTTCGTCGGGCAGATCGCGCAGCCTCTTCACCGTTGATGCTTCGAGCCCGTGTTCGCCGACCGCTCCCTTGTCGCGGCGGCGAAGCGCAAAGCGCGCCTCGATCGGCGTGCATCCGAGCTCTTGCGCGAGGACGAACTCGCGCCTGTGCTGGCGGTATTTCTCGGCGATGGTCTGGCGAGGCATCAGCATCCCTCCTGTTCCAGTTCGTTCGCGATGCGTGCGATGGTGCGTTTGAGCCACTTGTCGGCAGCGAGGCGTTTCCGGTCGCGCTTGAGCTCGGCGACCCGCAGCTCCGCGACCAGATCGGCCACAGGGACGCTGCGCGGCAGCTTGCGCACTATCCGGGTGCGCTCGATGCGGGTCCGGCCGACAAGGAACCGCCGCCGCAGGGGGTGCCAGGGCATACTCGAGACTTCGTCGCGGCGGACGAGGTCCACCCGCGCGACGTTGAGCCGGTCCCGGCCCCGCTCGCGGTAAAGGATCAGGTCGCCCCGCTGGAAATCGGCCATCACGCACCCTCCCCGGCAGCGCAGCGCGCGGGCTGCTTTCTGATCAGTTCGGTGAAGGCGCTTTCAGCTGCGATCGGCTCGTCCTCGCTGGGGCGGACCTTGCGGAAGAACCCAGCGTCGTAATCGATGCCGGGAAAGCGATCGAAGGCGAGGCAGACAATGTCCTGTTGCCTGACCGGACAGCGCTTCACCTTGACCTTCGCGACCATGTACACTTCGCGATATGCCGGGCCGTCGGAGAGCTTTCCGGTCGCCGCATCGGACCAGCCGTTCGGCCAGATGCACTCCGCCAGATCGCCCTGTTGCCACTGCTCCGGATCGAGCGCGCGAGGTTTGCCGACCAGCCCCATCACGCGATCCCCTCGATCGGGAGCAGGTCGAACGACCTGTGGAGTGGCGGCAGCCAGACGCTGCGTGTGAATCCGGGGGGCGTCGGTCGCTTCACGTCCCAGACGATCCAGCAGTAATCGATCATCCCGCCCCGGAAGGCGCGGTTGCCCATCGCCTCGATCCGGTCGCCCGGCGGCATGCTGGGCCGCTGGGTCAGATAAAGGATCGCCTGCGGAGGATGATCCTCCGCGAACAGGCCGTAGCGCACCTGACTGGCCAGCCACTTGACCGGCACCAGCATGCACACGCGGCGATGCGTCAGGCGCAGCGCATGGCGCACGAACGCCTCCGCGATCCCCTCGATGTACGAATAAGGGGGATTGCAGACGATCGAGCAGGGTGCGGGAGGCTTGACCAAGTCGAGGAAGTTGGCGCCGCGAAAGCTAGGCGGAACCTCCGCATCGAACTCGCCCACGCGCGCCCAGTCGATCCGCTCGACGATGTCCGAGTAGAACACCCGGTGCCCATCTTCGAGGAACGCACCGCCAATCGTGCCGAGCCCCGCCGCCGGGTCCCAGACCGCCAGCCCTTCGCGCTTCTCCTGGGCGAAGCCGCCCAGCGCGCGATAAAGCTGCGCGGTGACCCAGTATTCCTCGACATACCAGTCGTAGGGATGGCGCTTCGAGTGGCGACCGGAGGAGATTTCACCGCGCATCGCCAGAAACCTCGCGGTAATGCTCGACCTCTTCGGCAAGTTCGCTGTCGAAGACGTCGAGAGCCTCGGCCAGACTTTCTGCAGCATGGCTGAGCCAGTTGGCGTCGCTGTCGGCGAAGTCACAAGCGATCTCCTCGATTGCCTTGCGAATGCGCCGCGAGCGCGAACGAGCTTTGGTGAAGGCCCTTTCTTCGTAGGATTTGCGCTGCGCCATCAGCTCTGCTCCTCGTCCAGCAGCTGGCGCAGCTGCGCCTTCATGTCGGGGGTCAGCTTTTCGACGAAGCGCGGCAGGTAGCGGCGCTTCTCGGACAGGCTCAGCCTGCTCCATCCATTGTCTATCGCATTGGTGTGCTTCTGCGCCGGGGTCGGCGCGACGCCGCGCTCGGCATCCACCCCGGCCGCAATCCGTGCATCGTCTGCGCCGAGCTCCGGATCGGCCAGCAGCGCTTCGATAACCTCGCGCCGCTTGGCCTCGTCCTTCACCCGCGCAATCGCGCGCAGCTGGCTGGCGTTCTCGCCCACAACCGGGTGCTTGGAGAGCGCCTCGGCCAGATCGGGGAACTGCTCGATCACCAGCCGGAAAAGCTCGAGGTCCCGCTGGATGGTCCGTGGGGTCAGGCCGAGCGCATCGGCGACGGACTCTTCCCAGCCGTATGCTTGCGACATTGTGTCGCAAGCATCGCTCGTCTCTTCGGTCAGGGCCTCTTCCGCCCCAATTTCCTGCCTCTTCACTCGGTCCCAGCGGGCCTTGGCACCCAACTTATACTGCGACAGCGTACCGTGTTCGCGCGCGACGCGCTCTTGTGCGGCCCGCACCAAGGCCGCGCTGAACTTTGCCCGCTCGATCGGACCCAGCGGCCTGCGATGCAGGTTCTCGCTCGCCTCCAACTCAGCGAGGTCTTCGGCCTTGCCGCTTACCTCGATCGCGAAGATCGTAATGCCTTCGTAGGTAGCCCCCATCAGGCGATGCATGCCGGTCACCAGTCGCCATGGAGCCTTGCCCTCGCTGACGCACTCTTCGATCGACTTGCTCGGCAGATACCGGACGACCTTGATCGGATCGCGCTGGCCATCGACCGCCATAAGCCGACCCAGCGCTGCCGCCTTGTCCTCGTGCAGGAAGCCGATCCGCTCGGGGATCAGAATGTCCGAGGGAGAGAGCTCCAGCAGCTGCGCGTCGGCAAGCACCGGCGCGGATTTCTTCGCGGCGGCGTTCATGCGCGCCTCCCGAAGATCAGATCACCGGCAACGAACGCCGCCAGCGCGACCAGGAGTGTCTTTTTGCGGCGCGCTCTTAGACGATGCGCGCGATAACAAGCCTCGCTATCCTCGCACCGGAACCAGCCGAAGTCCTCTTGCTCCGGCTGCCAACCGAAGGTGCAATATGAAGATTGACCGATACCCGGACGAGGTGGCCCGCCTGTGCCTTCGCTGGCGAGAGCGGCTGCTACGCGAAAGCACGGAGGCCCTTGCAGACAGTTGTCGCGCCTTCGAGATGGCGGGCCTCTTTCAGCTCGATCACCTGAACAAGCGGATCCTTGACGAGCTCGCATTCGCGCCAGCACGTCGACGAGAAGAACTCCTGCGCCAGGCCCCCGACGAGGAACACCGGCTTGCGCTGATGATCCTTGCCTGCTGGCGGGTTCGCTCTGCCCATCATCTTCTGCAGGTACTGTCTGAGACAGGAACCGACAGCTCGGCCAACTTAAGTACGAAGGAGATGGCGCTGCGGGCCTCGTGGGCCGCAGACACCCTCCAGCTTCCTCTGCCGTTTTGGCCGTTCGAGGATTTGCCCGACCCGCTGGAAGGCGAAGAGCAGTAAAAATGCTGCGCTGCCGCTCCTTGCACTGCAAGTCGGCGAGCCGGACTCGATCGGAAAACGGCAGCTGCTCGGCGAGGTGGCCGGTGTTGGCCAGTGCGCCGAACTCGGAAACGGAATTGGGGCCAATATCGTCGATCATGCCGCGCTCCTCGCTTTGTCGAGTTGTTTCCAGATGCGCTGCAGCGCAGTCCGTGAGGGAGCGCGCTCGGGGCCGACTTCCTCGGCAATCGCCGCAACCGCGTCGCTCAAGGTCATTTGCCGATGCAGACTGATCATCAGCGCGCGGACTTCATGATCCAGCCAGTAACGCGAGTACCGTTGCGAGCGCGGCTTACCGTCGCCCCGGATCAGGCGGAAAACCGGCGGCGCGTATGTCGCGGCTTTGGTAAACTCGGGCGTCTCCACCATCGCTTGGCTGGTGATGAGGCGCTCAAGTTGATCGAGCCGCTTTTCGAGCATGGCCCAGCGGTGATCCGCGTCGGTCGTCGTCGCCAGCTTGCCGCGACGCCACGCCATGAACACCTTGATGATTTCGCGGCGCAACGCTTGCGCCAGCGGGCTGCGGCTCAGCATCGCCAGCAGCAGTGCCTGCTCTTCATTGAGGAAGTAGACGGTGACTTCACGCCGGGCGCGGGAGCCCGTCTCAACCAATTCGCACCGGGTGCGAATTGGTCCGTAGCCTGCAAGCTCATCGAAGTTGCGCTTGATCGATCGGCGGATATCCAGCGGCTGCGCCATCCCGAGGCGCTGACCGAGCCGGACGTCCATCACGCAGACCTCGCCTTCGAACTCGCGGAGATCGGTCGATGAAAGGGCAAGGCCGCTCATGCCGTTGCCCCTTGACGCTCGCTCTGGAGTGGGCTTTGCCTTTTCGCTCCACATTGGCGGACAAGCCCCCCTGTGATTTCGAGGCTGTCCGGCTCAATCGCGAGTTCACGCGCCACCGCCTCGTGAGCCGCAGAAGATTTGCCGCGAAGGAGATCGCGAAGTTGCTGCCCCTTCAAACCAAGAGCTTCCTGCGCGCGATCAAGGGAGCCAAACCTCTTCCGAAGCTCAGCCTTCACGTCTTCTTTGTGCATTTTGGTCTTCGCCATGTCCGATGATCCGGCTGCTAATTCCACAAACGTGATCGTTAAATCCACGAATGAGGACAGTCAACCTCCAATCGTAGACATGTTCGCTCATCGCGTGCGTAGGCGCGCCCAAGCGATGGGCATGAATGCCGGCGGTCTGAGTGAAAAGCTTGGAGTTCCGCGCTCTTCAGCGTCAAATTACTGGACGGGGAAGAGAGCTTGGCCGTTGGAGCTCATCCCTCAAATTGCCGATGTTCTCGGCACAAACGTGAACGATCTTTTCACTACGGGGGCCGTATCGTCCTACGGTGATGAAAGCGTCGACCTGGTGGAGATCGACGAGATCGACATGCGCTATGGTATGGGAGCGAGCGACGTGAGTGGCCATGTCGAGCCCACAAAACGGGTGTTCTCGCGCGAGTGGCTGCAGAACTTCACCGATGCCAGGCCGGGGCAGCTCTACTGGGCGATCGGCCAGGGCGACTCGATGGAGCCGACCATCTCCAGTGGCGACCTGATCCTGATCGACCGCAGCCAGGATACGATGTTTGACCGCGACCTGATCTGGGCCTGCACCGTGGGCGACTTCGGCATGATCAAGCGCTTGCGACCGACCCGCGAAGGCGTCACCATCCTGTCGGACAACCCGGCCGTCCCCGACGACTTCGCCGTCGACGACGAACTGCGGATCATCGGCAGGGTCATCGCGAAGGTGGGGAAATTATGAGCGAAACAGCGTCGAAGCCGATTAGAACTCCGCTCTATGCACTCGTAGGTATTCTAATCATTGGCGGCGTCGCCCTATTGGCTTCCCAGGGGGACCGCCCGAGATCACTATGCGCGAAAAAAATCGCAGAAACCCTGGTCGCGCCCGACACTCTCGAAATTCTGGAATTCAGAGATGCGTCCTTTGATCAAAATGAACAATACCGGCTGACCTATCGTGCTGATAACGCCTATGGCGTGCCACTGCGGGGAAGCGGACGTTGCGTCCTTTCTGAGGATCGCGGCATCGTTGTCTGGTACCCTACCCCCGATCTATGAACCACGGCTGCTTAGTCATCATCGACGCCGACGGGGCCGAGGTGCCCGGTTCTCGGCGGATCGGCACCGGCAGCTATCGCCGCGATATGGCCATCCGTGCCGAGCTTGAGGCGGCCATGGGCGAAGGCTGCAGCGTCGTATTCCGCGAAGCGAGCACTCAGGCAGATGTGTAATCTCTACCGCATGGCGAAGGCCCAGGCGGAGATCGCGCGGATCTTCGCCGCCGCCGGCGATCTCGGCTCCAATTACGCCGAGGAAGTCTATCCGGGGTACTCGGGTGCGGTGATCGCCAATGGTCAACTGCGCTCGATGGTGTGGGGCTTTCCGCTGGCGCAGAAGAGCAAGAAGACCGGCGCGCCGCTCAAGCCGCGCCCGGTCAACAACGCGCGCTCCGACAAGCTCGACAGCTTCATGTGGCGCTTCAGCTTCGAGGAACGGCGTTGCCTGATCCCGCTGACCGCTTGGGCCGAAGCCGAAGGTCAGCGCGGCGCGATGACGCGCACATGGATGTCCCTACCCGATGTCGAGGCATTCGCCGTGGCTGGGATCTGGCGCACGAGCGACGAGTGGGGCGACTGCTATTCGATGGTCATGACCGACGCGGCAGGCCCCGCCGCGCAGGTCCACAACCGCATGCCCGTCATCCTCCAGCCCGATTCCTATACGAAGTGGCAGACCGGTTCCGCAAAAGAGGCATTCGACCTGTGCCGGGCTTACGAAGGGCCCTTGGAGATCGATCGCACGTCCGAGCCCTGGGCGCGCAAGCGATAG